ATATTTATAGACCACTTGCCCCGTCATAATCCCTACTGCTTCATCAAGACCAATATCTTCTTTGAGTGCATCTTGCATAGCATTAGGTAAACCCTCAAGTATTTCATCAAACGCTTGCGCTTTCTTATACACGTCCTCAATCTCTTTTAGCAACCCCTCTGTGTCATTACCGTTATACGCACTAGCACTAATAACGGACTGTTCGATTTTTTCGCGATTATTCATTTGTGTCATCCTCCATAAAAATTTTATTGTTTAATTCCATTCCGAATTTAACTCTTTCATCATCGTTACCGAATTTGTTTATTAAATCTTTTTCAACGCTCTTGCAATACCTATCCCATGCGCTTGCTTTCTTCTCCAGTTCTTTGTTACAATCTCGTAACTTCGCTATAACCCCAATAAGCTCATATCGTTGCTTCTTGTACTCTTCACAATCTTTTAATGCTTTGTGAAGTTTATCTAATAACTTGTTAGAGTTAGTACAAAGATTTTTATATTGTTCATCTGATAAGGTGAACGTCATCTCATAACCTCCAATAGCATCTCATTTTCAAAAATATTTCCAACAATTTCAATAATATCGTCATTTTCACTTAGTAATTCAGTTACATTGCTAAAAGTTATATAAAAGGCTCCTTCTTTAAACTCGATAAAACTTACTTCTCTCGAATAACAATCTTGAACAATATCCCCTTCATAAATCTCCACACCGTGCACATCTTTAAATCCTGTGTATTGTAATAGTTTTACTTCATTGAAACTTTTATAACCTGTTGAAATCAAAATGTACCCACTATTAAAATCGATTTCGTCAATAATACTCATAACTTTTTTATCTTTATCCCAAGCTTTAAATTTCAACATCATACTAGCAACTCCCCATCTTTCCAGATTAACGTCATAGTTAGGTCATCGTTTAAGATGTAGAATGCTTTGGTAGGCACACATCTGCCATATAAACATTCTTTTATACTAGTGTTCTCATATAGTGTAGAGTTATAGTCTCCTTCTTGAATCTCGAATAATTCAATCAACCTATCAACCTTAGTCTCTTCCGTTACTTCTTTTTCAATATCAACTATGAAGGGGATATCAATTGGAATAAAACTTGACGTCGAACACTTATTTGTATTTGGATGAAAACGAACGAATCCATCACTAAATCCTGTTGAAAAAAATATTTTCCCTTGTGATAGCTCCGGATTTTCTCGCGCCCATTTAATTAACTCGTCTAATAGCATTTCTTTTTTAACTTTGATTTTCATTGTTTCCATCTCCTCTAAAATAAAGTTAGTTGCTTCTGTTCCTCGTATTCCAAACCATGTTGCTTTATATATATTTCGAGCTCTTCAGCAGTATCAAATGTCTTTTTAACGCCTTGCCAACCTGGTACGATATGCCCGTGAAAGTAATAAGTGCTGTTTACTACATGGATATGTGCCACTCCTTCGTTATCCTGATACAGATATCTCTTAGATCCGAAAAAATGGTTTAAGTATTCTTTGCGTGCGTTATCGGTTTTAGGCATTTATGCTTCCTGCCATTTCTTAAACATTTGGTTATAAGTATTATCAAACCAGTACGGATCACGTGAATGTTTTTGTGGTACATTAAACAAATGTGGTTTCCTCTTACGTAGTTCAACCTCTTTACGTCGTTGCCTAGCTATTTCACGTTCTTTGCTCTCTCGTTGCATAATTCTGGATAATACGATTTCTTTATACTCAGCTAAGCGCATGCCATAAGGTGCGTTTAAGGCTTCTAACAACGCCCAGCCACCACGTACTCTTTTTGCAACCATTCCAGGAGTTAACCCGTTCTTTTTTATCAATTCATTTTCATGTTCGGTAAATTTATATGGTTTACCGTTAATCTTCACGACACTCATTTATTCCACCTCTACATTTACATTTCTAATTTTTAAATTGTCATACTCTAGTAATTCGTCTGGATTGTTATATAAGTAATCTGCCAGCGCTTCTTTTTCGATATCCACATCATCAAAATACTGATATTCAACTTCTGTAGGTATCCTTATATCAATCGTTGCGTTTATATATGCTTGCTGTTGCATTAGATCACTTCCTCAACTCGCATGATTATTTTTGGTTCTAGTCCATAACGCTTTGAGCTAGTTATTTCTGTAATTTGGTTATCGTCTTTCCACACATGACCATTACATGCGTCTAATACTGTTTTAATTAAGTTATCGATATCCGGCTTAGTCACTTTATACTGTCCAACCATTTCACTTTTCTTTTTCTTCGACCATGATTTAAGTAATGGAAAGTAAAAGTCTAATTCGATTTTTAGTGCGCGCTCTAGATTTAACTTAGGCATTTGCCCTTGTATATACGCTTTATGATTTGTATAAGCTGTTGGCATGTATGTTTGAACAAATCTACCTGTATTACGAAAGCGTGGACGAGGCGAGCCCATAGGTGCCTCGAACGTTTCGTTAAATTTAATTTCTATTTCCATGTGCCACCTCTAAATATCAAATATCGTTGCTTGTAACCCTAGCTCTTGCTCATATAAAAGCCCGTGAGCGCCTTTGAATCGTTTTAGGTCACTATCAGCCATGATTTTCTTTTCGTCGCTGAAATGGGCTCCTGTGAGCGAATAAACTTCATTTACGTTGTCTTTATACTTGATGACCTTAATATCTTCCGTGCCATCTTCTCGGTATAAGTAATATTTTTCTTTCGGCATTTTTAACACTCCTTAATATTCGACGATAGCGGGGCGTGTATGACGTTCTGCAAGTTTTTGGATAAATAGGTCGTACAACCTATTTTCATCGCCCTGTGCCTCATCTATGAGTTTCTGAGCGTACATATCTGAACACTCAAGTTTAGTTTTTAAAAATTCTTTGGTTACCATGCATCTCGCTCCCTGAAATCGTCTCCGATTACTCTTACTTTTCTCGCATTGTGTTTCATTCTTGAATTGATACGTTGCCAGTTCATATTTTGATTTAGTTCTTTATCACTAAAGTTAGTTGTAAAGATGTTGTTTTTACCTACTCTGTTATCAACAATGCTGAAAAGTTTATTTAAAGTGTGCTCTGTGTTTTCTACACCCATATCATCTAGTACAAGTAAATCAATATCACTTAGCAATCTGACTAGCTCGTCTGTAGTTTCAACTGCATTTTTGTTGTATGTCGCTTTGATACGATCCATCAACATTGGTATATGCATAAAAGCAACCGTATGCCCTTTAGCTTTGACTGCTTTTGCGATAGCGTATGCTAGGTGGCTTTTACCAGTTCCATATGAACCTTGCAATATTAATGATTTTGGTTCTTTTGTAGAGAAACCCTGTACATACTCTATTGCTGTTTGTTTAGCTTTTACTTGTTTTTCATTTTGTGGCTTATAGTTGTTAACCGTTGCATCTCTTAATGACGGATTAACATTTGATTGATTGAATATGTTGTTTATCTTCCGTTGCTTGTTTCGCTTATATTCCTCATAAATTTCACATTTGCAACCATCTTTATACTCGTAACCATTCGGGTGTTTTTTAGTAGGAGCGAACTTATATAAGTCGTATTCACTTCCACATCTCTCACATTTCAATCCTTTTTCGACATGAGTAGGTTGATATTTTTTCAAGCTTTCGTTTATCTTTTCGCTGAATAGTGGTTTCATAATATCCCCCTAATCCCAATAACTTTCGTCGTACTTCATGCGTTCCAATTGATCTATGCCAGTTGGTTGTGCTTTTTGATTGAGGTACCCCTCAAATTTATTGCCAAAAAGTGTTTCTGGTCTAAGGTATTTATCGCTATCCGTGTTTAGCCACTCAGCTGTTTTGATATCAATCACCTTTTTAAAATCCTCCAACCTAAAATCTTGATTCCATCTTGCTTTAATAAAATCTTTTGATTTAGCTGTATTGTGTTTAAAATGCTTTCCTGTTTTTTTGTTTAAGTATTCGATAATTTCTTTATAGGGAATGGAATACACAGTCGGGTTGCCCGACAATATACTTCCATCATTATTAGTATTGTTATTATTAGTTAAATCATTATTAGTACTATTATTATTAGTAGTACGCCCTTTTCGGTTTTCCGTTTTTCCGTTTTCCGAAAACCCGTTTGCCGATAATCCGTTTGCCGAAAATGGCATTTCGGTTGGTTTTTCGTAAACTAAGTATTCAAAACCTTTAAACACACCGTTTTCAGCTCTTTTTTGTATTCTGTGAACATATTTATTATCCATAAGTTCTTGAACGCCACTATTGATTGATTTTTGTCCATCATTCATATGTTTAACTACTTCTGACGTGTATATTTGCCAATTGTCAGGACGACTTAGGAAATACAATAATATCCCTTTAGCTTTAGCACTTAAATTACTATCGAACACAAAAGATTTATGCACAGTTACAAAATCGCCACTTTCTTTTATCGTTCTAAATGTTGCCATTTCGTTATCTCCTTTCTGGTATAATTTTGTTATCGCTATTGCGTTAGATTGGGGGTGAATAATTATGGATCCTATTTTAGGTAAAGGTATTGATAAAATTATTGAAGGCGCATCAAAAGGGCCTGTAGAAACATTCTCTAAAACTTGGGAACTTGTCTTTGGGAAATTCCACCTTTATGTGGATAAAGTTATTTATCAAAGAGAAGTAGAATTTGAAAAATTCAAAGAACAATTTAAAAAAGAAATATCTTCTGTACCTGAAAATAATTTACAAGAACCACAATTTTCTCTTCTAGGTCCTGCTCTAGAAGCTTCAAAGTTTTACATTAGTGAAAAAACTTTAAGTAATATGTTCGCAAAACTAATAGCATCATCTATGGATGACAGAAAAAACTCATTAACCCACCATTCATTTGTTGAAATAATTAAACAATTATCCCCAAATGATGCTATTCTTTTAAAACATTTAAAGAATCACGAAGTACATCCTGCCGTTAAATATAGAGCGGTTTTAAACCCAAAGAATGACGGTATGAATATATCGGACACGTTAATAAAAGACTCTCCGTTAGATATAGAATCAACCGAAATTTCAATTAATAACCTAGTAAGGTTAGGGGTTTTAAATGAAACTTTTGACATGTCTTACTTAACAAAAAAAGGAATTTATAATAAGTTTTATGCTCCTCAGTTTTTAAATCACTTTAATAAGATTATAGAAAAACAAAGATTTGTTTCGGGATTAGAATTTGTTAAAAGAATGTTAAAGTCAGGACACAACCTAGAAACAATAAGTAAACTTTCTGGCATTGAATTTGAAGTATTAAAGTTACATTACAGCCCCTGGGTAATAGACATCAAAAAAGGCTCAATTAGTTTGTCCGCCTATGGTAAAGCTTTTGTAAAAACCTGTATTAACTAAACGGAGATTTTAAAATTTTCTCCACTTTTACAGCATGCATAGCATTTCTAATCTCTTCCGCCAAGATGACGATTAGGAGTGCTATTTTTATTATTCTTAGTCTATTCATTCCTTTTTCTCTCCTTTCAACATTTTATTGAGCCTCTCATCAACTTTTATCCACGAGTCATGCAAGTGGTATTTATCATCAAACGACTTAACGCCAATCGCATGTTGCTCGTTGTGATGTTCGCGACATAACGCTAATACATGTTTGTCATAGTGATTCATCTTGTTTCTGTTCATGCCTCTACCTACTGCTTCGTAATGTGCTAGGTCAGCGTGAGGCTTTCCGCATATTACACAATTGCGGTTGATTGTAGCCCAATATAATAACGCTTTATCTTCACTTAACAACTTACTCGTTTCTACACTCATAGGTATTTGATGATGAAACATAAACGCTATAATCAGTTCTATTAACTCCCTTGCGACTTTCATTGAACAGTCACGCAGACTGATTTCCTCATAACCTTTTTCAATTTCCAATTCTGTTTGTAATAATTTTCTAGTTGATTCCACTGGTTCGCCCCAGTGAAGTTCTATATCTCTACACATTGCGAATATTTTTTTACGTTGTTCTATAGATAACTTTTTATTGTCCGGAACCTCTACTTCTGCTTTTAGTGGATATCCGTTTTCTAGCAAGTCAATGTGACTTTGTTCAAGTTCAACACCAGTAGCAACGACGGAATAAGTGCCGTCATTGTCTTTCTGGTATCTTGTAATGTATTGCATTTAAACCACGTCCTAGAACGGTAAATCATCATCATTAATTTCTATTGGACCATTAGCATTAGCGAATGGGTTTGATTGTTGACTCATTGGCGTCTGTTTCCCATTTGCTTGCTGTTCTTTTTGTTTCATCTCATCAGTTTTAGGTTCTGGTTTATTAACTACTTCATCGTCTTTATTCCAAACTTTTACATATGAGAGTCTTACAAAATACTTGCCTTGTTCCTCGTTAAATTTATTTTTAAGTACAATAGTTCCGATTTTGTTAATTAATTGATCTGTGTCAAAAGTTAAATCTGGTAAGTTCAATTTAATTCCTAATCTACTAAGTAACTCGATATATTGTTTTTCTTGATAATCTTGTTGGAATGGTGGGACGAATTGGTTGTGTTTGTATTGTTTACCTTCGTTGTTTTCAAAAACAATCGTGAAGTATCTGTTTTCTCTGTCGTTAAACTCGACATTTGCAACTTTTACTGTAAATTCTCCAGCTCCTAAAAAGTCCCCACCTTTCATGAATGCCTCTTGATTAGTTTCTTGAATGTATTGTGTTCTACCAGTGATTTTCATAATTTTTATACCGTCCTTTTAATTAGTTTTTAATTACCATTTCTAATTGCTTGTACAACATCGTTAATACTTGGATTAATGAAACGTTTGTTGTTAATTTTGATGTTGCTTGAGTGTCTTATCTTTGTCTCGAATAAGTTTGATGGTTCAGCGTTAAGTACATATTGATAAGTTTTTTCGCCGTCTTGCTCATGTTCTTCTATTGTCATTCTTGCTAACACGTCAGATTGACTGATGACTGCTTTTTTTATTTGGTCTTGTGCCTCTATCGTGATTGTTGGATTGATAGTACTTCCCTCATCATCTTTGTCTTTGTTAATGCCCTCGTGTCCGCTTATAGCAAGATGAAATTGATAATGTTCTTGTAATTTAGAAATATAACGATAAATACTTACAATGCGTGTAGCACACTCGCCCCAATCATTAAATGTCGGTTTCTTTGATTTACCGTCCATGATGTCGTCCATAGTGATATCACGTAACTTTTGGATTGTTTCAATCACTACAACATCAATTTGTTTTCCGTTTTCTCTTAGTTGTTCAATAATTTTAGGCAGCATTTTAATCACTGCACTAAAATGCTTATAATTCTTAATCTGCACAACTGCCCCATCTTCTGTTACCGTTGTTCCGTCCTCATTTATATCTAGTACTAAGGCATTGTTATCTTTTGTTAAAAACGTAGTTTTACCAGTACCGAACTTGCCGTATATCGCAAATTTATAAAACTTGTTTGCATTTTGTTTGCTGATGTCTTTTACACCTAGTTGCGTTAAAATATCGACATCTTGATTAGTTTGTTCAGTCATGTTCTACCTCCTCGTACTCAATTGTTTCTGTCACTGTTTTCTTGATTGCTTTGTGATAATCCATATTGATACTCGCTTCTTCCATACCGTTAAACTCCCTAGCTCTATTTCTATTTGTGGAGTAACTAATATCTGAATTGTTATCAGTTGGTTTGTTAGTTATATAAATTGGCATATCCCTATGACGAATGATATAAGTTACAGTCTGCTTCATAGCAACCTCCTACCATTTCATGACTAAGTTAATTAGTCTGTCCTGTTCGTCTGTGTTCTCTTCAATCCATTCATCTATTGCTTGGTTAAATAAGTCTGATGCCATATCTAAGTCATTCTCATCTACGACATAAGCATGTTTAATTGGTACGTTGTTCATATCTTTAACTTGTATTGATATGCCCATATGACCTTTTAAAATGAATAGATTAAAATTGAATCCGTTAACATGAATATTTTTGCGTATGATTTCGCCTATTTCGTAATACATCTTGACTTCCTCCGTTTTTCGTTTTATATTGAACACGAATTAATTTTGTTAATCGTTTGTCACTGTTACTTGTTGGCGCAAGTAGCAGTTTTTTTATTCTTCATAAAAGTATTCCTTATAGAATATGAATGTTGCGATACTTGCGAATCCCGCAATTGACCATGCTGTAGTGAAGTATAGAAACGGCATGAGTACAATCGCTAAGACCGTGAAGCACAGTACTGCTAATAGGTAGCTTTTATAAATGTTACTCATTTTCTTTTTTCAACTCCTCCATTATTCTCTCGTCTGATAAGTCGTGATAAGGGAATTTTTTTCTAGCTAATTGGACTGGTATTCTGCCTCGTATCGCAATGTATCCTTCATCTTCAAGCTCTTTATTCAGTTCTCTTATTATTTGTCCTGCTTTGGATTTAGAAACAGATAAAATTACCGCAAGTTCTTTAGCTTGCAAACTATTTTTTATCATATCTATTCCTCCTTTTTATTTTTGTGTTGTGTATAATTTAGTTATCTCCTAGTGAAAGGAGGTGGATAATATGTCATATAGTGAATATGAACAGCTTTACTATAAAATTGTTAATGAAGCTGATGAACTATACGGTGGTCAAAGTGAACACTTCAAAAAGAACCTTCAAAAACTTACAGAGAATGCTGATGAAGGTGTTTCCAGTGAAAAGATTTACTCTACTGCTTTACATGAATCACTTGAGTACCAACGAAACTTCATCTTCTTAGAATTAGGTAAGGTTCTCTTTAGTGAAGTCGGAAAATGCCTTAAGTAGTTTTATTCCTGAATCAGGATCACTGTGTCGCTCAATCGTTTCTGCTGTAGACTCTTTACTAAAATCATTTCTATTGATTACAGGCTTTCTCGTATTTCGTTCAATCTTCCAAACCTTCCAAGTCACAACTGCCATTGTGATGAGGAGGGTTGTTTTGTATAACGTGTTCATTTGTTTATGCTCCTTTGCATTTCCAAAAATTTAATATAATTTAAATTCGATACCATCTATTTGAATGTATAGATTATCTAAATCAGGGATTGCCTTTTTATATAAACCAAATCTTGATTTGATATCTGCTAATAAATAGGTATCTAAATTACCAATTGATAATAGTCGTCTATTACCTTCTTCGTCATAGTAGTAATAGATGACTTTTTTGTTTTGAGCTTGCATTTGCTGTGCCCTCCTGTTAAGCAGTTACGTTAGCTTCATAACCGAATTCAGTCATGATTTCATGTATTTTCAATCTGCCTTTTTGCGTCCATCTAGTTTGTAAAACTGTGTCTTCTCTGCCATCAGAACGCACAATTGTTATAGTGTCTGAATCTGTGTAACTCTTGCCCATGTGTTCTGAGTAAAGCACCCACTGTTTATTTACTTTTCGTTGTAGTCTAGCTTCGTGTAGTAGTTTGTTTAACTTTTGTGCTGATATACCGTAGTCTGCCGCGATTTGAGTTGTGGCTAATGTGCCAGTTGACTTTAAGATTTCATCTACATAGTCTGCTTTGGGTTTTAGTTCTCCGATTTCTTGTTGTAAAAGTAAGTTTTGCTCTTTTTCTTTCTTATACTCAGTCAACACTGTAATAATGTAGTCTGGATCTTTTAATGTTTGTTCAATTACATTGTCTGTTGCGTAGATACCGTGTTTGCGAATGGCTGGTAGGACGTCTGATGTTACCCATCGTTTGAATTTTCGAGCGGTTTCTCTGATTTTTTCGTTTTTACTTTGTTTAGAAGCGTCAAAGATTAAACTGTATAATCCTGATTCATTGATAATGATCATATTTCTGTTTTGACCTGATGCACTAAATTGGTGCGTCAGCTTGTCCTCGCTATCAACATGATTTCTGATGGCATTGTCTGCCCTTGCATATCCTAAAATTTCAGCAATATCTTTTCCTACAAAATAAGGTTCGTTTTCAATTTCCACTGTTCTTACTGGTAGCTCTTTAAAATTAAATGTTTGTAATGCTTGCATTGTTCGTTCCTCCTTTTAAGATGTTTGTTTGCGTTTCGTGTACTTTGTGGGTAAAAAAATATCTCCAATATTTTCGTCAAAAAAATCAGCGATAATAAACATCTCATCATTCTTAAATTGATGCTTTCCTAATTCCTTTAAACGATAACCTTCAGTTGATATATTCAAGAGGTTTGCTAAATCTTCTTGAGTACACTTTCTTTCTTTTCTCAACTTTATTAAATTCCATTGCATGTTGTCACCTCCCGCTTACAAAACTAACTATACACGATACGTGTACTTGAGTCAACATAAAAGTTTGCTTTTCGTGTATTTTTTTGTTGAATACCAAAAATAATTGGGTTATACTATAGGTAAATTTAAGGAGGTAAGAAAATGGATAAAAAAGAATTAGCGAAATTTATAGGCAATAAAATCAGATACTATAGAACCAAATTGAACTTAACTCAAGATCAACTTGGAGAAAAACTCAACACTAAAAAGGCTACTATTTCAAATTATGAGACAGGGTACAGAACTCCTAAACAAGATGATTTGTTTGAAATTGCTCATATTTTAAATATCAGTATCGATGATTTGTTTCCTACAAGAAATAATAAAAAAAACGACATCACTTCCATATACAGTAAACTCACGCCTCCAAGACAAAAAAACGTACTTAACTACGCAAATGAGCAATTAGATGAACAGAATAAAGTCACTTCTATAGATGAATATAAAGAGTCTAAACTAGTATCGTATATTGCATGTGGTGCAACTGGTGCTGGCATAGGAGAAGAATTATATGATGACATATTGCATGAAGAAGTATTTTTTAAAGAAGACGAAACGCCATCAAATGCTGATTTTTGTATTTTAGTTAATGGTGATTCAATGGAACCTATGTTAAAACAAGGAACATACGCTTTTATTAAGAAAGAAGATTCTATTAAAGATGGTACAATTGCACTCGTTGTATTAGATGGAGTAAGTCTTATCAAGCGTGTAGATATATGCGAAGACTATATTAATTTGGTATCTCTAAATCCGAAGTATGATGATATCAAAGTCGCTTCGTTTAGTAATATTAAAGTAATGGGCAAAGTTGTATTGTGATTAATAGCGCCTATATGGCACTTTAATATAAAAGACGTCTATTTCATCAGTGTTTAAAAGGAGTTTATAATGAAAATAACTAATTGCAAAATAAAAAAAGAAACTATAGTATATGAAGTTTTAACTAGTGGTAATCAACCATTCACTTATGAGTTACCTAAAGATTTATCGTCACATAATGCGCGTAAATACTTGGAATTTATTTCACAAAAATTAGATGGCGATAAGTTAAATTAATTCAAAGAATAAAGTAACTTCATAAAGAGTACGAAGAAAACGATCTAATGACCGAACTTATTCTTGAATATTTAGTAAAAAAGTATGTTGAAGAAGAATATAAGAAATAAACGCCTATATGGCGTGAGGAGGATGAGGGATGGAAGAGAATAAAACTTTAAAAGAATACTTGCGTAAATTTTTAGAAGGCTACAAATATGTAGTTGAAAACAGATACAATTATCAGTTTAGTAGCAATCCAGAAGCTTTCCCATTCATGAGAAAAGACGATTACAAGATTTCGATATTTTATCTAAATCAATCTTTTTTTGAAGAACCTTGCATCGTCGTTATCTCAAATGACAGTAAATTAAAAGAAATATATAATTTTCGTAATATTGATATCAAATATTTGTCTAAACACTTTACTTCATACATATATGATTCTAAAAAGTATGTAGAAGAACAATCCGGATTATTAGATTTTAATAATTACATTTATTACACATCTATTTACTACGGAAAATATATCGGGACCGTAATATTACAAAACAATTTAGATTTATTTTTTAATTATGGCAAAAGATTAGCTAACGATCATTACAATACATTGATATCGAAGTCGAAAGAAAGATTGATAAACAAAGCACATGATGAAATACAACCGTTCAACCACTTAGATTTAAATAGTATGAAAGAGATTGTTGATGATATAACTTTTTCTTATCAAATAGAACAAGGATTACAAGCTTATAAAAGGGAATTGTATTTGCCAGCTGCAGCAACCTTTGCTGTTGCTATAGAAACGTTTTTAATCAAATTAAAAAAAGTTAATAAAATCAAACATAAAGACACCGATTCAACTATGTACACAAAATTATTAGGAGAATTAACTAAAGAAGGTAAAGTAAATTATAGAACCAAAAAACGGGTAGAAATTGCGTATAGTATGAGAAACATAATCAACCATTCACAAGCTGGTGCAGTAGCCAAAGGTGATTGTGACTTTCTTTTAAACACACTAAAAGACATTGTTGATGAAAACGAAAAAATATTAAGAGAATATACCAAATCAATTAATAAGACGGAATAAATAGGTATCCTTGTATTCAGATTTGATTTTTAACATAATTTGTTCATAAATTTTTAATTTAAGTTCTTGTTCATCGTCATAAATATCAAATTCACTACTATAATTTTCAACTGATTCTTTTATATAAGCTATTTCTGCGTCAGTAAATTTTACACACATTTCATCACCTACTTTTTATTTTATTATATCACATTTAGTACCTAGTACTAAAATCACGGGTAGCCCGCCTACCCTTATTATTTTTTGCCAATTTTGAGGAGGGAAAAGCAAAATGCCAGTATATAAGGATGATAATACAGGTAAATGGTATTTTTCCATTAGATATAAAGATGTATACGGTAATAACAAACGAAAAATGAAGCGTGGGTTTGAACGTAAGAAAGATGCCAAACTAGCTGAAAGCGAATTTATACAAAATGTTAAATATGGATACTCGGACAATCAACCCTTTGAATATATATTTTTTGATCGTTTAAAAAATGAAAATCTTTCTGCACGCTCAATAGAAAAGCGAACTACAGAATATAATACTCACATAAAAGAAAGGTTCGGAAATATCCCTATTGGCAAAATCACTACTACGCAATGTACTGCTTTCAGGAATTATTTGTTAAACGATGCAGGTCTTTCTGTTGACTATGCACGATCTGTGTGGGCAGGTTTTAAAGCAGTTATCAATTACGCCAAAAAGCATTACAAGCTCTTATACGACCCCACATTATCGGTAACTCCTATTCCCAGAACAAAACCACAAGCTAAATTTATCACTCGTGAAGAATTTGATGAAAAAGTAGAACAAATCACAAATGATACTTCTCGTCAGCTAACTAGACTGTTATTTTATTCTGGTCTTAGAATAGGAGAAGCTTTAGCTTTGCAGTGGAAAGATTACGATAAAATAAAAGGCGAAATTGACGTAAATAAGAAAATCAATTTAAGTAATAGAGAAATTGAATATAATCTAAAAAAAGAAAGTTCTAAAGGGATAATACCTGTACCAAAATTAATTAGAGAGATGCTTAAAAACATGTATAATGAATCTTCTAAAAGATATAAATATTTTGACGAAAACTATTTTATATTCGGGGGGTTAGAACCTATTAGATACGTTACCTATTCGTATCATTTTAAATCTGTATTCCCGAATCTAAAAATACACCATTTAAGACACTCGTACGCAAGCTATTTAATTAATAATGGTGTAGATATGTATTTATTAATGGAATTAATGAGGCACTCTAACATTACAGAAACAATTCAAACGTACTCTCATTTATATACTGATAAAAAACATCAAGCTATGAGCATATTTGATTAA